CACGAGGTTTGCCTTCTTGCCGTTCATCAGAAGGTCGAAGGTTTCAGGCTTCGTGGAGTCCCCACAGAAAAGGCGGTGCTCGCCGAGCATCCAGAGGTCACCGGCCTTGGAGAAGGTGGGCTTTTTGAGCTCCTCCTCCACATCGAAGTCGTCCTCTTTGACGCCACCCTCTACATCGTCACGGAACAGATCCTCCAGCTCCTCCGGATCAAAGCCGGTGAGGGAGACGTCGAAGTCCGTGCCCTGCAGGTCGGCGATGACCAGAGCGAGCTTTTCTGTATCCCATTCACCGCTGATCTTGTTCAGGGCGATGTTGAGCGCCTTTTCCTTCTCGGTATCCATATCAACGACCACGACATCCACCTCGGTGATGCCCATGTCCGTCAGCACCTTCAGGCGCTGGTGGCCGCCGACCACGCGACCGGTCTTTTCATTCCAGATGACCGGCTCCACATAGCCAAACTGCTCGATGGAGCGCTTCAGCTTTTCATATTCGGGATCTCCGGGCTTCAAATCCTTACGCGGATTGTAGTCAGCCGGGAGCAGGTCTTTTACATTTTTCTTTTCAATATTCATATCAAACCCCACTCAGCGAACTTCTCAAAACCGCCGATGGAGCGGATGTAGTCCCTCGCTGTTTCTACAATTTCTCTGTACGGAACACCGTCAATGCTGGTATCGCCAATGGCGCAGCAGACCTCGACCGGAATGCCCGTTTCCTGTGCCTGCAGCCAAGCGTAAATGTTCACGCTGACATCAGCCTTGCTGAGATCCTTTCCATGCAGGCCGCCGCCTGTGACGGAGTCTGCCATGTCGGAACCGAGCTTTCGGTTGGTCGCTCCGGAATCCACATCCGTGCCGCCAGACCAGTCACCGAGGGGATTGACCTCGGCTCCGGGATAGAGGCTTTTCAGTTCCTCTGTCGAAGCGTTGCTCTGGCAGATGATCAGCCTTGCCTCGTCAACAATGTACTTTCCATCCGTGCCGTACTTCTGGTAGATGTTTCTGGCGATGGCGGAGAGGGCTTTCTGCTCCCTTGTCACCGGGACGCCTTTGAAGATCCCGTTGTCGCCGCAGCGGATACCATCTTTCTGGTTATCCGACAGGTGGGCATCCTGTGGCACCTCGCGGTAATCGGCCACAAGGTTCCCGGCGATGCGGTTTACGACAGCCTCCACCTCATCACGGGAGAGGGAGACCGAGGTTTCTGCAATGATATGGCAGATGCCGTGGCCGATCAGGACTTCCACAGCGATCCTCGGATCAGCTTCCTTTTCATAGGCCAGATCCACAAGGGCACCGGAGATCCGGTCGGCTACTTTATCCGGGTGTGCCGGATTTACTTTCTCAAACATAATCATTCCTCCGATCCTATGCGTCGCCCCTGCGAGCACGGAGCAGCCGTTCCATCACGTCATCCTGCGGATTGCTGCCGGTGTACTCAGAGGCACAGTTTTCTTTCACGATCTGGTAGATCTCCATCCAGAGCCGGTTGGTCTGGCTCATGTAGTTCTGCCCCATAGCAACGTAGGGACTCTGGATGGCATTCCCGGTGGTAGGGTGCTTGGCGAGGAAGCCAAACTCCGTCACGGCCTCCTCACACTGAATCCACCGGGCACAGCTCATGGCATAGCGCTCCAAGAGCTGGGGTGAAACCAAAGAGGAGCAGCCGCGTTCATGCAGCCACTCCCATGTGTTCTTATAGATTTCTGCCGCCTGCAGCTTTTTCCCGTCCTTCTGCTTTGCGGACAGGAGCCGCGACGGTTTGGGCATCGGTTGACCTTCCAAATCGGCTGCGTGAGAATCGAAGTCGATGACAGTCAGCGCTCGCTTGCCCGGATTGCCCTCAGCGATCTTGTCAGCTAAGGGCTTCTTTTTGGCTCCGGCACCCATCCGGGCACCTCCTCGGTTTGTACCGTCCTTAGCCATAAAAATCACCTCGCTTATCTGGGGGTATATTCCCCGTTTGAAAACGCGCACGCACACACGCGACCCCGCGCCGTTTTCCGGGGAAAAGGGTCGTAGAGATTTTGACCGCCCTACCGGTCGCCGCGCTCGCGGTGAATCTTCTCGTGACACGAACGACAAAGACTCATAAGGTTGGACTCGTCATTCGATCCTCCCTCAGCAAGCGGCACGATGTGGTGGACTTCCTCGACCGCGACGTAACGTCCTTCCTTTAAGCACTGCTCACAAAGCGGGTGCTTATGAACATAGCGGTCACGGATTCGTTTCCAAGCTCTGCCGTAGCGTTTGCCGGGAGAGTAGCCGCGCTGGAACTTCTCGTAGTGCTGTTCCATGACCTTGGCGTGTTCCTCACAATAAACGCCGTCCGTAAGATGCGGGCAGCCGGGATAGCGGCACGGTCGTTGTGGTTTTCTTGGCATAAGCCGTGCCTCCTTTCAGGGCATAAAGAAAGCCCTGCAGGGTGTTCCCGCAAGGCTCGTGTGCTGCGCGTGCAGCTGTTTCTTTATTCTTTTCGCTGATTATATACTATCATAAAGGGCGGGTGGACATCTCAGGACAAAGCAGGACATTTCGGGCGCATTTCAAATGATAATCGGATTATCCGGAAGTGCTACATGAAGGAGCGCCTTGCCGTGCCAGCGACGAATGGTGCGGGCATCTGCACAGAGCTCCATTCCGATCTGCTCCCATGTATAGTTATGGATGTACCGGTACTTGAGTACCATGCGCTCGTCGGTATCAGGGACTGCCTCAATGACCTCCCGTATCTGTTTCTTAAGGTCTGATAGCATTTCCAGCTCACCGGCGATTTTCTTTTCCAGTGTCCACAGCTTCTCAAGCGTCCGGACAAAGGGTGCTTCGGTATTACGCGATGTCTGCACACGATCTTTATCATATTGGATAGCCGACACGCTGCCTGCCATCTCACGCAGATTTTGTGCTTCCATCGTGTCGGACTTGATTCTCTGATCAAGGCGGTAGGCCTGATGGAGATATTCTTTTACTGTCATAAGGACTTCGCCTCCTCTCGTAGTTTTTGTATGAGATACTCGCCGTCTACACTCGTTAAGGCCTTGTACCAGCCGGAGCGGAAGAACCGTTCACACTCCATTGCATCCGACATGGCGGCTTGATTGCCGGGCTTCTTTTTCAGGCGCTTCAGGGCGTCCCGGTAATCCTTCACTGCCTGCAGCACGATGGCATTGGCGAGATTTTCATAAGGATCGGTCATCACACCACCTCAAGGTCAGCCTTGACCGCGTCAATCAGTGCGGTCTGCGTCATTTCTTTCTTGGATAGCGCCTTTACGATCCTTTCGTCGATGGTGCCCTTGGTAATAATGTGCTGGATCACAACAGTGCCGGATTCTTGACCTTGACGCCAGAGACGGGCGTTGGTCTGCTGATATAATTCCAGAGACCATGTAAGACCGAACCATACAAGGGTGGAGCCTCCGGCCTGAAGGTTCAAACCGTGACCGGCAGAGGCCGGATGGATGACTGCTACAGGAATCTTTCCCGCATTCCAGTCAGCAATATCACGGCTGGTCTTGATCTCCCGGACATTGAAACGGTTCTTGATACGGCTTAGGTCATGCCGGAACCAGTAGGCCACAAGAAGCGGTTTTTCGTTGGCGGCCTCGATAATATCCTCCAAAGCGTCCAGCTTCCTATCGTGGAACTCGATGACCTCACCGGTATCGGCATATATGGCACCGTTTGCGAGCTGTGAGAGCTTGCCTGTAAGCGATGCGGCATTGGCAGCAGTCACCTCGCCGTCGGGGAGCTGCAATATGAGCTCCTGCTTCAAATCTTCATAACGGCTGCGCTCAGTGTCGGAAAGCTGCACTTCATATTCCGTTGAAACCAGCTCCGGCATCTTCAGATGGTCGGTAGATTTCATGGAAATCGTGATATCCGAGATCCTCCGATAGATGGCATCTTCCGCATAGGGCAGCGGCTTGTAGGAATAGATGATCTCGCCGTTTCGCTTGTCCGGCATGAAGTAATTTGACCGGTACTGTGTGATAAAGCGTCCGAGGCGCTCGCCCATATCCAGCACCTTGAACTCTGCCCACAAATCCATGAGGCCGTTTGAAGAAGGCGTGCCGGTGAGCCCGATAATGCGATGGAGCTTCGGCCTTACTTTCATCAGAGACTTGAAGCGCTTAGCCTTGTGGTTTTTGAAGGATGAGAGCTCGTCAATAATCACCATATCGAAGTCGAAGGGAAAACCGGACTCGTCAATGAGCCACTGCAGGTTCTCACGGTTGATGATCGTGATATCCGCTTGCTGCATGAGGGCGGCTTTTCGCTCCTTCGGTGTCCCGACTGCGACCGCATAGGTTAGACCTCTTAGGTGCTCCCATTTCTGGATTTCCGCTGGCCATGTATCGCGGGCGACTCTTAAGGGAGCAACCACTAAAACGCGATGCACTTCGAAGCTGTCAAACAACAGGTCATATACTGCCGTCAGACTGATGATCGTCTTGCCAAGTCCCATATCTAAAAGGACTGCGGCCACAGGGTGCTTTTCAATATAGCGGATGGCATAGTCCTGATAATCATGTGGATTGAAGTTCATTGATCATCCCTCCAATCTGCTCCGGATCGTCAATGACATATACTCGGTAGCCAAGCTCCCGCAGCAGCCTGTGGCGCGAGAGCTGGAGAGGGCGTGGCTTTTTGCCGGGTGCCTTCAGCTCCGCGAAGCCGATATGGCCATCAGGGAGTAATATCAGGCGGTCGGGCATTCCTGCAAAAGAGGGACACACCAGTTTAAGTGCAATGCCACCATTCTTTTTCACCGCCATAGTTAACTTGTTTTCTATCTGTTTTTCTATCATTGCAAACCTCCGTCAGGCGTTAATTTCAGGGGATGTGCAAGGTGTATCAATGGTATTTACCGAACTTTTTCTTAGAGCTATTTTTTTAGGCCTAAGAGAGTTTTTATATGAGACCTTGATACACCTTGTCATAGTCCCGGATTACTGCAGAAAATCTTCCTCTGCGCCGCTGTCCTCATGAATCTTTAAGCCCTTAAAATAGCGCTTCCGATTCAGTGTCAGCCGCTCGAATCCGGCTTTCTCCAGCGCAAAGTAAAAGTCTGCCGTGCTGCGCACATACTCATTGCAGTCCAGTGAGTAGTTGCGGTATGCCTGATAAAGTGCCGAGGAGCTTTCCTTAAAGGACTCATCTATATCGCATTTCTCATCCAGAAAATGTCCGAACCAGTCGTTCTGGCTGCGATATTCGTCGATGGCCTTCATCACACAGTCCGGTACCGGAATCTGGTAATCGAGCTCGATGACCTTCTTGGCACCTTCGATGATCCACGCCAGAATGCTTTCACCGGCATTCTCATACAGGTACTCACCGTAATTTTTGATGTCGGCCTTGCCCTCGATCTTGGCATTAAACGGGATCACGATAAGCCTGCGCCAGATACCGTCGTCAGAGGCAGAGACGCGAGGCAGGTGGTTGGTATAGAGCACAAGCGTGTGGCAGGGCTTGAAGGAAAACGGGTCTTTATATTTTTTCTCTGCGAAAACATCATCCGTGGAGCAGAGCTGCTTGACGGTGGAGTCGTTGAGCCTCGCACCTTCCTGCATTTCCGCAGCGATCAGCAGGCGCTTTCCCTTGACCTCGGCCATTTCCGGCTTGATGTTTCTGCGGCATCCGACGGTCAGGGTGTCTGCGGAGATGTTTCCGCTGTAGAGTCCCAGTACGCGTGAGATGGCATTCCAGAAGGTGGATTTACCGTTGCGTCCATCACCGTATGCGATGATGAGCGCCTCCACAAAAACTTTCCCGATAGCAGCAAGGCCACAGATCATCTGTACATAGTCGATAAGCTGCTGATCCTTCTGAAAAATCAGATCCAGATTATCCTGCCAGAGCTGCGCTCCTTTACTTCCGGGTGACACGGACGTGATTTTCGTAATAAAGTCATCTGCTGAGTGCTCGCGGGCTCCGGCCATACCTTTACGAAGGTCGTAGGTCGCCTCCGGTGTGCAGAGCAGGAAGCAGTCAGCGTCCAAGTCTCTCGGCGAGATTTCCAGCATCGGGTGCGTCTCTTTGAGGGTAGATGTAATGTTCTTGGAGTCGCGTCTTCGGACGGCAAAGCTCTGGTAGGCCTTGGCGGCAAGAAACTCCTGATAGGCCTCCATCTGCTCATCGCTCATCAGCTGTTCGGCTTTGGCCTTTGAGGTGTTGTCGAGGATTTCCTGCGCACCACAGTTTTTGAGCTTCTGCAGAGCCTCCATCATATTTCGATTGGCTTCTGCGAGCTGCCTGCGAGTAAGTTCGTGAGCGACGGCCTGAGCACCGGGCTCTGTTTCCTGCCAGTAGTGATCGCTGTATCGGATAAAGTGGGTGGCCGGTGAGTAGCGCAGCTCGTTTGCAAAATACTTTGAGAGCACCTCGGCCTGTCCGACGTCGGAGAAGTCCTCCGGCATATAGCTGTTCTCGTCGTTATAGACCTCCGGCGGGACATATCCGTCCTCACGGCTGATCTTGGAATAAAAGCGCTGGGCGCTGTGCCAGATTGTATTAAGCTCGCTGTTATCCAGAGGCGGCACGCAGGTCGCGGCCTTTTCCAGAAAACTTTGGTAGGCTTTTTCCGTATCGCCGTATTTCTTTATGACGATACCGGCAAAGCGGGACATGGTAGCATTACGGCTTCCTTCCGGGATCACGACATCTTTCTCGTGACCGCCGGACAGGTCTGCATCGAACTCGTCGTCATTCAAAAATTCAGTGAGATTCATGCGACCGGGATAGAGCTCCACATTCGGCTCCTGTGTTCCGAAGAAGAAACGAGCAGCATCCAGCGCCTTCGTATCGAAATACGGAAATATGGAATTGACCAGCTTCTTCATATCGCTATAGA